ATTCATCAAAAAATTGATCTACAGTCAAATCATCGTCAAAAATTGGTGTTTGGCCCGCACGATTCATATCGAGAATTTTTTGAGTTTTTTCTAGTCTCTCAAAAACTTCATCGAGTTCATCTTTTATTACTCTATCGTAAAATTTATTATAAAAATTTGAATCTATAGCATCAAGCACTTGATGAGCGGTAATTTTTTTAGTATCTATTTTGTACATAATTTATTCACTTTCTTTTTTAATTAACTATAACTACATTATATGACAAGATTGCCGAAATGGCAACAGTTTTTTTAATTTTTTTTCTTGTCTCCAAAAAACAACACCCCCGCTTGACTTTTCGCAAACGAGGGTGTATGCTGTTTGTGTAGTAAAAAAACTACATTATTTTCGGCTGTTGTTTTCTAGCAACAGCGGGAGCGTGATTGGTCGCTCAAGATAATGCTTGATACGAAAGTATAATATCGTAAATGATATGACAAAAAACAATAATGAGAGACCGCCGAGTACCCAAACAATGGTGTAATCGGCAACATAATTAATTTGATCAATCGTCATATTCTTTTCTCCATGTGAGGGGATGATATAAATTCTTATTCTTCCGCAATTTCTTATTGGAATATTTTTTCATAAATTTTGTTAAAGATCGGCTGGTTGAATCAACGATTTCACCTGTCCATTTTTTGTTGCTAAGATTTCTTTTCATAATATCTCCTCTGAGGCCTGCCTGAGAAATCTAAAAATTCTACGCACTCAAATCCTTGAGGGCTATTTTTTGTTGGAGCGTGGTTCTCGCTCAACGTGGTTCTCACTTCTGCAAAAGCGTGGTTCTCGCTCTTACTGGTTCTCACTTCTCGCTTTTTGTGGTTCTCGCTCGGCGTGGTTCTCACTCCTGTGATATACTGGTTCTCGCTAAACAGGCTTCTCGCTTTCATTTTTCTCCTTATAAATGTTTAAAATTTGTTGAGCTTTTCGTATTACTTTTTTATCATGTAATGGCAAATGAAATCCTGTATCACCGTTCCAATCTTTAAAAGCATCATCATAAAAATTAATGTTACAGTCAAATGGGTTTTCCCTTTGTAACTCCGCTAACTCATTTGCCCACTTTTGCCAAGTATCGTCATCAATGATTGGCTGGTCTAATCTGTAATATAGATAAGAATGGACCAACATTTGAGACCTACGCTGGCGGATTTTTTCTTGATTACTTTGCATAGATTTTCTTTATATCTAACCAACAATTAAAAATTTCCGTTGCTTCAAACAAGCCAATGCCATAAAAGTTTTTAATCACAACGGGCGTTTTAGTAATATGAATATCACCAATTGAATCCATTTTATCACAAAATTCAAAAACTTCCTTAATAGTAGGACCCCATGTGCGATTCGGATTATTTTTCTCTGAATACACCCTGTGCATAATTTCTTCTACTTCTTTACTCATAACAAACTCCTTATTAATATACTACAATATTAACATGAGGTTGCCGAATAGTCAAGCAGAATCTTTGTTGTAAAAATACAACTAGCCACCGACTCTCTGGAGAGACCCATTTACAAACTGGTAACTTTCTGTATATGGTTGAGTTTGGAATGTCTCCTGGCGACTCTCCGAGAGTTTCCGTAGATGTTCCTCTACTTCCCAACCACTCTGTATAGTTTCAACATGGTCATATAGGTCTTGTAAGTATTTCTCATTACCGTTCACCATTTTTCTGCCCTTTCATAGTTATCAAATAAATCATAGTCTCCAACGTCACCACGAATCTCTGGAACCTCTACTGCAAATTCCTCTTGTGATACGTCATTATAATCCAGACCCTTGTTATAGGCGGTCCTACTCTTGCTTGCCTTTTTACGGGTCGCAGCTCCTTCGGGTGTTTCGTGGTATTTTAATAATTTTTCTCGCCTAATGTCTTTATCTTTTTGTGTATGTACTCGCACATTAGCACAAGAGCGTGAACAATAAGTGCCCTTTTTGCGATGGTCTTTACCGCATCGAGGGCACTTTTTTATCATTGTAGTGTAGACTTTTTCTCAAATTCACCTGTCGCTACATCAGCAATCAAGTTATCAAATTCAGTATTGAATCCATTTGCCTTGCTGTGCATCATCAGTCTAGCTAAAACAACACCCATAATTACAGTAATAGGTGCTCTTGTTGACATAGATTGTAATACATTATCAATCTCTGTAACTAAATCTTCGATTGGTAATTCAGGTTTTTTGCTCATTATCTTTTGTTTCTTTTTCATATTTTTCATCTTCGTGTTTTAATTCTGTAAAGTAACTGTCAATCAAGTCATATTCTCCATCATAATCGTGCCAACTATAATTATTTGGCCATGATGTATCATCGGGCATTGAGTTTCTCCTTAGTTTAATTTTATGTAATAGTCTCCTGTGAATTGATTAACTAAGCAAATAGCGAGGTCTTCTGCCTCTTCTTCCCATGGTTCATCTTTTCTCACTTGACCCTTCCATGTATTTAGTGAGTCATCGATTTCATTTTTTAGGTATTGTTTAATATGTACCATCTCATGTGCGATAGTATCTAACAAATCCCTTCTCGTTTGTTTTGTTCGTAGCCGAATATAGAAATGCTGACGCTCATCACGCCAGCACAAACCTTTTACATTCATTTTGTTTGAGTATGTAAAGTCTATCAATATACCATCAGGCAATCTCAATTTATCACTAAAGAAAGAGATTGCCTCATAGTATTGTTTGCCTATGCCACGAACTAACATGGCACCATTTTACTTCATATTGTCTAAGAAGTCAAGCGCTGAAGCTTCCCATGTCCATTTCTTTGCCGAAAAATGTACTGAGTCTCTTGATAGATTTATTGTTTGTTGTAACTTATCTTCAAGTCTACCATGCAGGCCGTATTTCTTATCAAAATGGATTAAGCATCCATTTACGCCTTCTTCTATCACCTCCAGAGGCCCAGGTTCCGCATATGCGAGAACAGGAGTGCCACAAGCAATTGCCTCTAATAGTACAATACCAAAAGTATCTGTCTTAGATGGAAATACAAAGGCATCCGCACTTGCAATTACTTTAGCGAGACTTGCACCTGTTAGTTTGCCCTTATACTCTACATAAGGGTATTTCTTTCTTAACTCTTTAAGATATGGGCCATCACCAACTAAAACTTTATGTGGGTGAGGTAGTTTGCAAAACTCATCTAAGTTTTTTTCTCTTGATATTCTTGATACACAAACAATATATGGCCTGTGTAGCACCTGTCTAAACTTTGGGTTAAATATGAGGTGATTTGTACCTCGTGTCCATAAAGCAAGATTCTTAAAACCTTTTTCTTTGAGTTTGTCTATCATGCCTTGTGTTGGCACCATTATGCATTTTGATTTCTTGTGAAACCAACGGAAATATGGGTAAAAGAATTTTGCTGGTAGTTTTGTGAATTGACTTAGATACTCTGGAAATCTCGTATGATATGATGTGGTATATTCAAGACCTTCTTTATCTAAAAGTCTTTTTGCATACAGACCAAGAGGGCCTTCAGTTGCAATATGTATTTTATCACCAAAGTATGCTCTACCTAATATATAATTTCTGTATATTTCTGGGTTCCACATTAATTCTATTTCTTTATAGAATGGCAGTTTAATCATTTTCCAATAGTTGGTCGGCGAGCCATTTGCAAAACACAGCCATTTTGGATGATAAACTGTTACTTTGTGTCCGTATTTTTCTATCTCTTTAATTAAATTTTCGTATGTTCGCACCACGCCATTTACTTGCGGTGCCCAAGCGTCTGTGATTATGAGTATGTTCATTCTAGTATTGTGTTTAGAGCTTTTATTTGCTCCAAAATCTCCCTGTGATTAGTTACGTTTACAGGATAGCATTTTGAACCGTGATATTGTGAAGCGACCTGTTCACAATGTTCTTTAGTTTGCATCACTCCAAGGATTTCTATGGGCTTTAAAAAATAGACAAACACGCAAGCCCAGATGATTGTATTCATGTTTTAATTAAAATTTTATTTTTATCTAACTCACATCCACCACGATGGTCTGGTTCTTCCAGATACTCTAATGAACTGTCTTGACATCTATACACACAATAACGTACATATTTTTGGCCATTATAATCTCTGTGAACACCTACTAACCTGCATTGAGAGTAGGCATTTATTTGTGGTATATTTGTTTTATTGATTTCGGATGCGTGTAGATAACCATAGCGTGTTTGTAGTATGAGTATTAATACAAAAAACAGACCAACTATAATAGCTGCGATCAACGCTAAGTTTTTAATTAACTTTTTAAGGTAGTCCAATATACTATCTCCCATTCGCCAGTTTCATGTTCAACTAAGGCAGAACAACTTTCTACCCAATCACCATCATTCATGTATATTATATCATCAATTTGTTTTATTTGTGGCGAATGTATATGGCCGCAGATTACTCCTTGGTACCCTTTTTTACGGCAGTAATTGGTGATGTTCTTTTCAAACTTGAAAATAAAGTCAACTGCCTTCTTGACACGCTGTTTAAGATAACGGCTGAGGCTCCAGTAATTAAAACCCAACCGCCTACGAATAGCGTTAAAGTGAGTATTAAGATTAAGAACGAAATCATATGCTTTGTCTCCTAAGATTGTAAGCCACGGCGCAAGTCTTGTAATGCCATCAAACATATCACCGTGTACGACCAAGTATTTTTTACCATCAACTCCAACATGGCAGGCATGATTAAGTAATTCCACGTTGCCGAAATGTAAACCGTATGGTATGAGTGGTCTGAAAAATTCGTCATGGTTTCCCGTTAAGTAAACTACTTTTGTTCCTCTTTTTGCGTGGCCTAATATTCGTCTAATTACATTGGTATGGCTTTGTTGCCATCTCCATTTATTTTGTTGTATTTTCCAACCATCTATGATATCTCCGATAAGATATAGGTTGTCGCATTTATTATGTTTCAGGAAGTTATTTAGGAGTTCTGCCTTACAGGATCGTGTGCCTAGGTGAACATCACTAATAAAGATAGACCTATATTTCATGCCTTAAAGCTGGATCAAGATTGAAAACATAATTTAAAAAAATACAGGCCAAATCTTCATTATTATAATGTCTAACAATGGTTTGGCCTGTAATTGTAGAAGTGATAACTAACAGAATATTACTATCGTTATAGCAAGAAAACTTTATGGTCCAGTTATCTCTCGTAACTGGTTTCCAAAATCTAGTTTGACTTGCTACCTGTATAAAACTTTTCGATAGAGGTTGTCTCGAGGAATTTCTTTGCATTTTCTGTTAGTGTGTTAATGGTCTCAACGTATTTATCTTGAACACCATGTAACTCTTTCACGGATGCAGCTTTCACCGCATTAGCTGTTTGATTGAATACAGAAAGATTGAAATCTATTGCCTTAATTGTTAAATCAGTAAACATAAAAGTCTCCTATAAAAAAAGTATTTATAAAAATTATACTGCAACGCACAATAAAAGCGGGGCAAATGTGATATATTTACCCATTATTTTTTATCTTTATTGGATAGATAGCTTTGCTCCGTTTCAGATAAGAACCTTAGGTTCTTTTTAGATACCTTGACCATCAACCAATCATTATAATAATCATCTCTTTCTAATACTTTGGCTATCATTTGTTCTTTAAGTTCAAGGTAAGCACAATCACTTCTATTTACGCATAAATGCAGGACTTCTCTTAGAAAGTTTTCTTCACCAAGTCTTTTTACATCTTCAATCAGTTTATCATTTGACCCCCAATAGGTCGGCCAATCTGATGGTTTTCTGGTCTTCTTTCTTTTACCTTTTACTTGGCGATATCCTGCCTTGGTAAAAAACTTCTTACCAATATATCTTTTGTTTTCTTTGAGATTGTGTATACAATAAACAAACCCATAATATTTTTCGGCGTCATCTTCTGTAAGGTCACGCCCATTCCATTGCCAAGTCATTCTTCTTCTATATCATCCTCTTCATATTGTAGATAAGAGGAACAAAATGGACAATATGTTGGATCCGATTCTGTTCCTCTTATGCCGTACTCTATTGTGAATTTTGAATCACACTCTTCACACTCATAATCTAACAACTTCATTTATGCGGCCTTGCCCCATACATCATCCCATTTACCTTTGAGAGCACCCTTTGCATAATCGGTCGCACGATTCTCAAAAAAGTTTGTGTGTGTTGGTGCATTAATCATCTCTTCAACCCATGGTAATGGATTTCTTTTCACTTTATAATGACCTTTGAGACCTAAACTAATTAATCTACGGTCACAAATGTATCGTATGTACTTCTTTACATCATCAGCTGTAAGATCCTCCATTGGCCCCATTTTAAATGCAAGGTCAATGAACTTATCTTCCAGTTCCACCATTCTTCTTGCTATATGATATATTTTAGATTTCAAATCGTCATTCCATATTTCACGGTTTTCTTCTATATATGTGCGGAATAATTTAATCATAGATTCAGCGTGTTGTGTTTCATCTACAATTGACCAAGTGATAATCTGACCCATGCCGGACATTTTACCATGTCTTGGAAAGTTTAATAACATAATGAAAGAAGAAAACAACTGCATACCTTCTGTAAATGCGGAGAATACTGCAATATGTGTAGCAGTAGATTCTCTTGTACCATTCTTTGATGCAATGTCTAAAACATAATCGTGTTTGTTTCTCATCTCTTCATAATCTGCAAACTCTGAATAGGTGGACTCTGGCATACCAAGAGTTTCAATCAAATGTGAATAGGCCGCAATATGTAATGCTTCACGAGCTGTGAAACCGGCCAACATCATTCTAATTTCTGGTTGTGGAAAATATGGTAAATAATTCTTTACATAACCACCAGCAACGTCTATATCACCTTGTGTAAAGAATCTAAAAATATGTGTGAGAAATTGTTTCTCTTCACTTGATAGTTTGTGTTTCCAATCTTTTACATCTTCTGCCATTGGTACTTCTGTATGTAACCAATGTGATTGCTCATGCTTTAACCACGCATCATAAGCCCATGGGTACATAAAAGGCTTGAAGTAATTCCTTTCTTCTCTTAACATAAAAACTCCTAAAGTGTTTCTTGATTTACTTGAATAGATTTATTCTTATAATCTTTAATTGCAGCTTTGATAGCATCTTCAGCCAAAATAGAACAATGTATTTTTACTGGTGGTAATGACAACTCTTTTGCTATCGCTGTATTCTTTATTTCTTCAGCATCTTTTAAGTTCTTGCCTTTTACCCACTCGGTAATTAAACTACTACTTGCAATTGCGGAACCGCAACCGTATGTTTTAAACTTTGCTTCTTCAATTATACCATCATCACTTACTTTAATTTGTAACTTCATTACATCTCCACAGGCAGGTGCACCGACCATACCAGTACCAACTGATGGGTCACTCTTATCAAGTGAACCAACATTTCTTGGATTATTATAGTGATCTAATACTTTGTCTGAGTACGCCATTTCTTTAACAATGCCTTTCTGTGGTTTTCTGCTTGTTGATGGGTGTTAAATGGACCTCCAAAACAACAAATATATCCAAATACCCAGTATGCGGATTTTGTTTTCACTACTTCTATTGGTAATTCTGGTGTTGAACTAACTGCCATTTAACCTTCACAGGCTAAACATTCACTATCATCGGAAGAATCCGACTTGTTATTTAGAAAATCCATTAACTCTACATAACCCCCGATATATTCACCTTGTAAATAAATTTGGGGCACGGTCTTAACTGCTCTACCCGTTACTTCAGCAGCGGTCTTACCAATTTCAGTCAAATCAATCCAATCGAATTGAATGCCTCTATTTGTAAGCTCTCGTTTAGCTATTTTACAAAAATTGCAGGTAGGTGTACCATAGACAATGTTCCTAAAACCTGCCACTCCCTCAACAACTGCTTTCATATCGAGTTCTCGGATCACCTCTCTTTCTATTTTTTTAGCTACCTTATCCGCTTTTCCAATTTTTTCTGAGCGACAATAGTAGAGTGTTTTAAGACCGTGCTTCCATGCCATGAAATGCACCGTGTGTAGATATTTTACATTTGTGTCCGGCCGAAAGAACAAGTTAATGGATTGTGCTTGATCAATGTAATTTTGTCGGTCAGCTGCGTGCTCCACGATCCATCTTTGGTCAATCTCCATACTCGTTTTGAAAATGTCCTTTTGCCGGTCATCCAATATATCCAAGTGCTGAACGGATCCATCGTTTGCGATAATTGAACTCCATGCTTCATTATAATCTTCCTCATTTGGGCACCTTTCTTTTATTATTTTATCTAAAAATTTATTTTTATTTAAGTATGCACCAGATAAAGTATCTTGTCTATAAGCATTCGCTCTATATGGTTCTACACTAGGGCTTGTATTGCCCATAATAATACTACTACTAGCATTGGGAGCAATAGCCATAAGGTGAGAAAACCTACGGCCAGTCCCAACAGCATCAGGAGCTTCTCCTCTAAGTTTACCGAGTTCCAGATTTGCTTCATCTAAACTTTTCCTTATGTGTCTAAAGATTTCTACATTTCTTGATTTTGCAAACGTGCTCTCAAAAGGAGTGTTGTTCTTTTGTAGATAAGCATGAAAGCCAAGGGCGCCAATGCCAATAGAGCGCTCATTTTCAGCACTAAATTTAGCTCGAGAAACGCTAGCTGGAGCATTATCAATAAAATACTGCAACACGTTATCAAGCATCTCCGCAACGTCCCTGAGAAAAAGTGGATTATCTTTCCAATCATCGAAATACTCCAAGTTTAATGATGATAGACAACACACGGCTGTTCTATCACGGCTTGTTGGTAGAATTATTTCCGAACAAAGGTTCGATTGCTTAATACTTAGTCCCTTCTTTTTTTGAAATTCTGGCATTAAGCGATTACTTGTGTCAATGAAATGTAAATAAGGTTCACCGGTCATCATTCTTGTTTCTAATATTTTTTGCCACAACTCTTTAGCTGATATTGTATCTTTAACCTCACCTGAGTGTGGGTCTATAAGATTCCATGTATCATCAAAGTTTTTATCGACCATGGCTTTCTCTATCAACTGCATAAAGTTATCTGTAATGTTTATACCATGATGCAAGTTCAATGTTCTTACATTTGGGTCACCTGTTGGTTTTCTCATCTCTAAAAATTGTATAATATCAGGGTGTGATATATCGAGATAGGCTGCATAAGAACCTCTGCGAGTTCTACCTTGACGATATGCTAAACTAGAGGCGTCATATGTTTTGAGATGTGGCATAATACCAGTTGACTTGTCATCACTTGAACGAATACCAAGACCAATGCCAACACCGCCACCTAACATTGATAACCAATTTACTTCTGAGAGGGTCTCAACAAGACCTTCTCTGCTATCATGTAGATAAGGGAGAAAACAAGAAATAGGGAGGCCACGCTTACTACGCCCAAAAGATAAAACGGGAGTAGAAAAAGACAACCAATGATTACTGCTATAATCATATAAACGTCTACTATGGTCCTTATTAGACCCGAAAGCATTTGATACATAAGCGAATCTCTCCTGTGGTGATGTTTCTTCCTCCATCATATAAGATTCTCTAAGTCTTTTAAGACCTAGAGGGTCAAACAATTTATCCTTT